TTTTACCTCGTTGTGGTCTGGTGGATATAGTATAGTCTATTGTGGTGGGTTTGTCAAGTAGTTTATTCTTCTATTTTTCCAAGAGAGAACATTATTCTAATTCTAGCTCGCAGTGGGCTGTCTCCAATCTTGAGTGTTTTTGGTATTTCAAACTCTGGATTTCCGCTGATAAGTGTTTGTGCTATCATCTTATTAATGTCCTGACCTTTAAGGGCGGCTTCCACGGCATTTCCAACTGCGGTATCAAGATCTACATCGCTTTGCAATAATCGAAACATTGCAATTTTATATAGCAATTCGCTGGATACTGTGACAAAATCAGGACTATCTGATTCAGAGTTTAATACAAATATGTATGCCTTGTTGGGATCTGGAGTTACAGCACTGGAATTGAGTTGGAAGTTCGGGGTGCTAGTTTTAGAACTCTTAACTTCTATTGTAACATTTCCAACCTGAACATCTTTCCCAGTTGCTCCAAGCCCTTTAGCGGAACCCTCTTTCTTGAAATTGAAGTAAGCCACCAAAGCATCTTCAATCTTTTCACCTTTAGTTGCCTTTGAGGTTGATTCCGCATATGCTTTCCAATATGCCTCCTCTGGGGTAGTAGGTTCCTTACTGGGATCGAAACCTTCTGGCTTTTGGATTTTATTTCCAGCAGCACCGCCCGGAAACATTTGATACAAGTCATACAACTCAGTCGCATAATGTTTAGCCGAAAGGCTTGCCAATCTTCTAATCTGATTTTTAGCCTTAATGTCGACAGTCTTTTTGTCGCCACCCATATCTTTTGTAATAGAAATAACAGATTTGTAAAAGTCTTCTGTCAAATCTTCATCTTCTAATTTTTCATCCATGACCTGCTCAACCATCTCAACGAGTTGGTCTAGCCCAAGTGTATCTTGCTTAGGTTGGAGGAAGTTTTCTACAAGTTGGTCTAGTTCTTTCATTCTTTACCCTCAAACAATAATGTCTGCGATGCCATACTCAACTGCTTCTTGTGCTGTGAGATACACATTGACGTTGCGAGACAATAGTTTCTTTAGTATCCTTGGTGTCAGGTCTGTCTCAGCGCAGAGTGCTTTGTTGTACTGCTCCTGAATCCAACGGACTTCTTCCATTTCATTCTCTAGGTTCTCTATGGAGCCATGATGTCCGCCTATCACACTGTGTATCATCACTCTACAATTGGCACCAATCTTGCGCTTGCCCTTGGTGCCTGCGGCTAAGAGCACAACACCAGCCGACATCACACGACCAAGCCCGTAAGTATGGATCTCACATTCCTCCTCAACTTGTCGCATTATATCATAGATAGAGAACATGTCAACAGCAGTTCCACCCGGAGTGGAAATGATAAGCTCAAATGGATGGTAGATAGTTTTAGGCTCATCGCTACCTTGTTCTAAAACTTGCTCTTTACCCGACTCTTTAAGAATAAAAAATGCAGAAATAATGTCAGTAGCCATCTTGTCATCTATCTCTCCATAAAGCTGAGCAACTCTCAGTTCGGAGGCTGGTGACTGTTGTGGTGCCATAGCAGACATAAGAGCCTCTATTTCTTGCTGGAGATCCTCATCCGATAACTCTTGCTTTTCTTCTGCTGGCTCCTCTGCCTCAACTTTCTTCTTTCTCGGCTTCTTCTTTTCCGAGGTCACTACCTTGCTGTTCATCATTTTTTGCTCCTTGTATTAGCCTAAAAAGTATCTTCCCGTCATCCCAAATAACATCAGCCTGCCCACGAAGATACTTTATCAGAAGATTAAAAACCTGCTCTGCTTCTTCGTAATTGAGATTGTCTTCATCTTTCATCTCTCCTAAGTAATTAATCACCGAGTTTGTTTTAAACGCTTTTGATGCATAATAAATATTTTCTTTTATCTTAAAGGTCTTATCGTACCTTTTAATAAAATCTATTATGTCTTTTCTTGCAAGCATTTTACTTATACAACTCGTCTACACTTTTGGTTACTTTATCCCAGTTGTAACTATTAAGTATTTTAATGTATTGCTTTGGGTATACCTGAACCATCTTCAAATAACAGATGTCTCTCCAAGCCTCAAAGGTTTTCTTATCAATGCTTTTAAGGAGTTTAATTTGCTCTTCTTCAATATCCAATGACTCCATTGTTTCATACTTAATCTTTTTTATGAAGGCGACATCTTGAGAAGAAGATATTAACAGCATTACTACTTGATCTGTCATCTCCTTTACAAACGTGTAAGAGTGACCTAAGTCCATCAACTTAGCTATAATCCAATAAGAAAAAGCTCCGCCAAAGAAAAGAGAAGCAGCCAACCAGAGTTCCATCTTACCTCCAAACAAAAAAAGGGGAGATCCGTAACTGGATCACCCCTGTATAATACCAAAAAAACATTAGAAATGCAACTGTTATTTTATTACTTATTTGATTTTGCTTCTTGTGTGAGTCTCTGGATGACACGGGCGAAGACCTCTTCAATCACATCATCATTAACTTCTTCAAGTTCTTCTTCCTCTCCGGCATCCATTTCCGCTTCGGCATCATCAGCGTCCATGTCCATGTCCATGTCCATGTCAGCATCCGCATCAGCATCCATGTCCATTTCTTCTTCGCCATCTTGAGAGACTTCCACCTCCTGACCGAGAACATCTTCAAGTGCTCTTTCAAGGGCAGACATCAAGTCATCAACGGAAACCATTCCTCCAGCGGCTGGGGCTGCTTCCATATCATCGTCACGATCCATTGGCATATCCATGCCTCTTTCCTCAAGGTCTTCTTCTTCAAAAGTCAACTCTTCTTCAGACTCTCTCATCTCATCGTCGTCTTTGTGCTTACCTTCTTTGACATCTTCGTCATCTTCATGAGCACCTTCACGCATTTTGTCGTCGTCATCATGCTCACCTTCACGCATCTTATCATCGTCACGCTTGGCTCTCATTCTGCCTTCATCGACTTCATCATCATGCTCGCCTTCACGCATCTTATCATCGTCACGCTTAGGCTTCATCATTCCACGTTCTTCAAGTTCTTGCTCCTCAGACTCTTGAAGCTTTTCATCTACAAACTTATCGCTAAGGCTATCAATTGTAGCAAGCTTCATGAAGCGTCTGATGGTGCTTTCATTCAACATATCATTCTTTTTCATTTCTAATATCTCCTTGTATTTTAAAAAAAACGAAACAAAATCATTAATAAATAGTAATACGAATCGTAAAAAGCATTATAAAATTACGCTCTTAATATGCGGATTCATTTTTCTCTAAAAACTTTTTTAATCCTTTAGCTGTAATACCTAGTTTGTTCAGGGCTTTTTCTTCAATTTGTTTGATCCTCACAAAGGAAACGCCGATTCTATCAGCCACCTCTCTTAAGGTCATATTTCCTTCAGGATGCTTATTAACAGCGACCATTGTGCAATTCAAGTCTTCACCATAATCTATCCATAATCTGCATCCTTTTTCTTTGCAGCTTTCGTTGGCTGATTCACATTGTTTAAAACATTTCATAAGTCTGGGAACTCCTGTTCAATAATATCAAAAATGCTCTCAAGTTCTTCCTCTCTTAGAGCAAACTGTTTTTCCACTTCCCTTGACTTCTTACGAACTGACTTGCCTTTCAAAAGTCTTCCTTTGCTATACTTTCTCTTCTCTTCCTTAATCTTGTCTATAAAAGCGATGAGGTTTTTATCTCCACTAAGATAGCCAGACACAATATCCCTGAAGAACTCGCCCTGATAGAATCCATCGTAGTGTAGACGAATGCGTAGGTCTGCGTGTCTTTTATCGGTTTCCTTGAACTGGATTACCTTATCAAGATTCCCATAATCTATCTCGTGATCGTCGCTCATTTATTCCTTGATAGAATGTGTGTATAACTTTCAGCCTGTCCCGCTGGTGTCTGACGAATGAACTTGGCTTTAGATTGTAGTTCTTGGATTGTTCTAGCACCTGAATAAGACATACCACTTTGGATACCACCCTTAAGGTCGCCCAAGATTGTGTTCACATCACCTTTATATGGAATTGTAGTGGAGATGCCCTCTGGTGTTGAGGTCTTGCCTCGCCAGTTAACTTGGGCTTCACTTGATGCCATACCACGATAGACTTTATATTTTTTATCACCTGCGTCAAAAACCTGTCCGGGTGATTGGTCAGTGCCAGCCAGCATTGAGCCGAGCATAACAAAGTCAGCACCAGCAGCCAGAGCCTTCACAACATCACCACTTGTCTTCATCCCGCCATCTGCAATGATTGGGACTGGGCATCCAGCCTCCACACAATCAATGACAGATTGAAAGGTCGGAACGCCATGACCGCTCACTAATCTCGTCGAGCAAATTGAGCCACCACCAATGCCAACACGAACAGAGTCAGCCCCCCAAGATGCAAGGTCAAGACTGCCTTGACCAGTGGCGACATTTCCTGCCATAATGTGAGTATCTCCCCCATACTCCTCCTTTAGGTGCTTTAAGGCATCACGCATCATAGAGTGATGACCATGTGCTACATCAACACACAAAACATTAGCACCACTATTAACTAGTTCTCGTGCTCGTTCTTTGTAATCACCTGTCACGCCGATAGCGGCACCGACGAGCACTTCGCCTATCTGGGCGTCCTTGACAATCTTTGCTTGCTCTTCAATGGAATTGTATCTATGAATGATTCCAAGCCCTCCATTAGTATGCATGGCATACGCCATCTTCAACTCAGTCACTGTATCCATCGGGCTAGAAATGATTGGCAATCCAAGTTTGATATTGCCAAGATTGTTAATAGTTGATAAAGATTTTCTGCTTTCGATATCTGAATATTGGGGGACCAACAAAACATCATCGTAACTCATACTAGTCACTGTGTAACCTCTCTTTTAAAAGTCTGCTCATTTTTTCTCTTGTTTCTTTGGATACTGCGTTCTTGGCGCAGCCTAGAAATGAAGCGACCTTAACTGCTTGCTCTTTCGTGGCGATGAATGTGGCGTCAGTGTCACCATCCTGATGAAGACGAAGACCATATTCTCTTATTAGCTTTTGCTTTAAGAAAGTGAACTTCTTTTGTGTTTCTCTTTCGGCATAAATTCCCAGCTCTTCTTCGCCAGTCCAATAGATCTGATCTGTCTTCAGTCCTTTCCTGCTTGGACTGATTGGGTCGCCACATCCATCTTTCTTATAGCGTAGGTTGTTGTCAATGCAGAACTGCTTAAACTCCTGCTTCGTCATCGTTTCCTCCAAACATTTTATCTATGCCCTCGTCAATTTTCTCTTGACAGTCGGGGCAAATTAAAGTTACTCGATTTTTCTGCTCGCTTACGATTACACGCCAAGTCATTGCCATCTGTTTGCTTCTTTTATCAAACGGCTTTGAGCATACTGAACATTCATCTGGGCACATTCCGAACATGCCCACTTGGCGGCTTAGTTCTTGTTGGGCTTCTTTTTTTGCATCAAGTTGCTTTTTTCTTCCCAACTTCTTAGATAGTTTGCCCATTAGCGATCACCCGTAGATCCAAACCCACCTTCGCCACGAGTAGAGCCATTATTAAGATTATCCTCTGTTGTTTCTTCAATACCGCAGTGAACCACCGGGACGAGGACAGCTTGAGCAATCTTATCTCCGGGCTTAATCTTTTGTGTCTCAACCCCAATATTGTGGAGGTTCACATAAATCTCACCATCATAACCGGGATCAACAACACAGGCACCCACGACTAACTGTCGCTTAGAGGCGATGCCTGACTTGTTCTTGATTTCTAGCATGTACCCTTCTGGAATCTCGGTCTTTAATCCAGTTGAGACAAGACTACTTCCTCGGGCTGGGATCCAAAAGTCGCCGTTGTCTTCTGTGCAAACTCCTCGGTTTCCATTGGGACAATAGAATAAATCCATACCTGCATCTGTCTTGTGTGCTCGAACAGGTAGCTTTGCATTTGCCCTCATTCTAAAAAACTTTAAGTTCATTACCACTCCTTCTCGGTTACGATTACGCTACCCTGATTATGAACGCTTTCAGCGTAGCAAAAATATTCATACTTGTCAACAACTTTCTGTACAATCTCTTTCATTTTCGCAGAGTTACCAGTCACAATTCTGAACGGTGGTTCGTTGAATACAACAAACTCAATCAACCTATTCTCTGCATCTTCGTGCTTTGTTCCATGTAAGTCAATTGTTTTCATAACTGCTAATCAGATAATCTATATACCACTTGGCTTTCTTTAAATCTTCAATGCCATTCTTGTGTTTGTATCTGGTAACATACTTGATAATGCTGCCGACACAGAACCCTTCAGCATAACCTAGACCTTCAATAGCATCAATGACTTCCATGCTGGAAGCATTATAGTGGGCTGGATGATCGACCATTTCCTTTTTCATTCTATCCTCGCTTAGGCAGATTGGGTCTAATCCAATGAGCGAATACCCAATAGCCTCCGTCGAATAGTTGTTTGATGATTGGTAGTCTGCTGAACGCTACTGCTCGTCGGAAGCCCATCTTCTCATACATAAGCCTGAAGGTTTCTATCCCTATGGTTTGTCTGCCTTCGAACTCTCCGACCATCTCTGTGTCGTAATCGCCATCAAGGTCAAAGCCTTCTTCGCTGATGTCTACGAACTCTATACCACAGGCTTCGCCTCGCTTCCTTACAGCATTTATCTCAAAGGAGCACACATAACATTTGTCATCATAGTATACTTTATCCTTCATGACCACAACTCCTTGTAGCGCTGGACTGCTCGTTCTTTTGCTTTGGCTTCCACCATCACATCTACATCTAGCCCATAGGTTTCAATCTTCTTATAGACATAATCAGAGTGAGCCTGTGGTTTAATCTTGGGATCGTTCTGCTCTTCTGGTCGGCTTTCACTATAGTGGATGACTGGTGTGATGTCGCCCCAAGTCAAGGCAGCAGTAATCATTGCTTCCTCTTGGTCTAGACCACCAGTGCAGAAAAGGTGGTGGTGCTGGTCGTGGACAATAGGGATACCAATCTCTTGGTATACACTATCATACAATTCCTTAGTAGAGTAGAGCGAAGCCTTGTCATCGTTCTCCACTGTTAGACGAGACTTGACTGCATCAGACAAGCGGTGAAAGTTCTTACAGAAGTTAGCAAGAGCCATAGGCTTGTCGTTGTAGTGAGCACCGACGTGGATGTTAAGCTTGTTGTATGGTGTGCGAGACAAGCCAAGCATATCAAAGACCTCGCCGTGAATCTCCAAGTCACGAATAGTGTTCTGGATTACCTGCTCGTTAGGAGAGGTCAGCTTGTTGAATGGTCCGGGGTGGGATGTAATCCGATGACCATGGTCTTCAATGTAGTCGCCAGCTTCTTGCAGAGCCAAGCAGATGTCATCGTAGTCTGGTAGATCAGACATCTTATACTCGGAAGCCCACGGGAACAGTTCAGACGAAAGACGAAAGAACTTGAACCCGTGAGCTTCATTCCACTTGAGAATAGTGAGAAGGTCACGGCAGTTTGCCAACGCCAGTTCAGAAGCGTATGCAACGCCCTTCTCTTGGAAGGTGCGCTTAATCATAGATCTGTTGGTAGTCACACGCTGAGACTTTGGCTGTTCAGACAATTCCATATTGATGCAAGCATAACCAATATTATTCACACTATCTCCTTTGCAAAAGTTATGGATAGATTATATCTCACTTGCCTCTAAGTGTCAACCTTTATTTCCAAAAAAATTGAATGCAAACGATAATAATTGCCAGCCCAGTACATACCAACGTCTTTGCTGTGAACATAGACTCGCCTAGAAAATACTGGGTCAGGAATGGGAATGTGATATAAGATATTCCAAAGGCAACGTACCTAGCAGTCCAAAGTTCTCCAGTTGCTTCATAGATATATTTTGTGCCGTACCAGAATACCAAAGCGATTGGTAGAGAAAAAACAAGAGCAGCCGTCATTGGCTTGTCTTTCCACCAGTCCCACACCAGTTGTGAGTTGGTCTGGAACCACACGAGAGTCTGCCCAGTCAGGAATAGTAGTGTGCCCAGCAGTAATGTCTTGCTCATTTCCCTCGCTCCTGTGGATAAGAAAGATTGACTTTCTTCGGGTTTAACTTTTTAAATAGTCTCTTATAGTATTTAGTCTCGCCCGGAGAAGCCCCTAAGATACAGACATATTTATGTTTTGCGGGAACGGGTCTGGACTTGCAACTGTCTCTGTATCTCTTCTCTTCTGCTTTAATTTTTACTTTGATGTCTGGCGGAACAAGGGTCCAGTCTGGAGAATACTTCTTCATCCAGCCTCGCCAAGTTTGTTTGTCTATGCCGATGGCTTCAGCATAGCGGTAGTATTTAGATTTCTTTCTAAACTCTCGCCCACTAAACCAGCCCTTCTCTGGGTGGTCTGGGTCAAGGTATTGAAAGTCTGTGCCGCTTGTCTGTCCAAGGTAGGTAAAGTTACAGGCTTGGTAGATTGTTCCTAGCTCCTTAGCCTCTGGGTCAGAGTAAGCTGTG